ACCAATGTACCTTTTTGGTCGAAGGGGGGAGTAAGGGGGTACCTATGCACGGATGCATGGCTACGGAAGGTAGGTGCATGCGTTACGAGGACATAGAGGGGTAGTCACGCGCGTGCCAAGAGGGCGGATAATTGTCCTATTTTGGAATTGAAATTATCACAATGATATCAAAGGGTTATCACGTTCGGTTTTTTGATTCGGGTTGTATGACTCAAACAATTGAGCGCGATTTGAGGTCACGTATTCCGTGCCTCGGCGCGAATAGGTGAGCGATTTCAAAGGGTTGCGACGGTCGATCACGAAAGCGTGAAGAGCTATAAGAATGATAGCAATCCCGGCAGGATTTGGTAGGTTACTAGTGCGGGTCGCGGTGGTCGCGGGTCGCGGGAGCGGAGGTTTCGAGGCGGGGTCGCCCAAGGCCTGTATTATGAGCCGATCGCGTGAAGACACGTCACCGCGCGCAAAGCGAGGAACGAGAACTCGCAGGTGTATCGAGGTCCAACTGTCCGTTCGTGACTGGTCTGAGAGATAGGCGCGCGCTTTTCCGGGTGATGCCGTGAAGCGGTAACGCGACCGAAGGGTAGGATTGGCGGTGACAGTGACTTGGGGGAGGCGCCTGAAACGCCTAGCATTTTCCCCGTGAAACTGAAAACTGAAAACGTCTCTTTTTGCGCCGCACAATGGTTTTTGTGCGGCGCTTTTTGTCCGTATGGACACGGTGTCGCATATCGCGCGCCGTTTCAAAAGAGGTGTTAAAATGCGAAACATTCTTGCAATTGCGGCGCTGATCGTGTCGGTCGTTTCGGCCAATGCGGAAAACGCCGCTACCTACCTCGACGTTCTGCGTACCTGCGGTGCGGAGTGGAAGGAAAGCGACACTCGCAAGAATACCCCGAAGGGCGAGGGCATGGCCGCGTGGAATACTTTCCGCGCGGAATGTGTGAGCCGGAAGGGATACGTCACGAAGTCGGCCGCGAAAAAGGATTTTGTTCGCGTGCCTGACAAGGCCAATTGAGCGAGACTAGATTGCGGGCGCAAATGCCCGCGTTTGTTACTTTGCGAAAAGAAAATGCGCTCGGATTTACCGGGACGTTCTGGAACATGCTACGGGATACCTTGTCGTTCCTTTTGCTCTGATTTGATCCTAGGCAAAAAAGGCAACGGACATTGGTTCCGCATGTTTGCAAGTTGCGGCAATTGTAGGCTGCGCCCTAGGAAGCACCGTCCTACGACAAGCAACAGGCGACGAATAGTCTGGAACGTTCCCGTAAATCCGAGTTTTTGCACTGCGGAATTGCTCCGCGGCAGTGCAAAATAGGGCTTGACATGGGTGCGACAATGTGCCTATGATCGAGGTGTTGCGGAAATGCAACATTCACCCCGTATGACTTGTTTGAGTCATACAACAAGAAGGAAACGGAGCAATGGCTAAACAGACAGTGAAGCGTGCTGCCAAGGCCACGCCGATTGCGGTTAAGGCAAAAGGCACAACGGCCATGACGGCACTCGACGACGACGAGGGAACCGCATTGGTTCCCACGCTGAAGTCTACTGCGCTTTCTCTCGACGTTGGGATGGAAGCACTCCGCGACGTGGCGGCTACCGTCACGAACGTAATGCAGATGGACGAACTCCGCGAAAGCAACGACAAGCGGCGTGGACGGGCGCAAGTTGCGCTGGCAATGGCTTTCCACAAGGCTGCGGTCGCGGACAAGTCAATCAATCTCGCGGACAGTCTGTTAGACGCCAAGACCCACAAGGTGCAGAAAAACAAACTCGGCGTACAGCTGAGAATGATTATCGGCCTTGCTGGGCCTGACGGGAAGTGGAAGCCGGAGGCTCGCGCGCTTATGATGGTGGACACTTCCGACGACGAGCGTACCGCCAAGTTGAAGGCGAGTGTGCGTTCCAACTTCTCGACGATGGTCACTAAGTCAGCGCGAGTTGCGCTGCACGCAGTGGAGAACGGCCTGAAGGTGGAACGCGACGAGGAAACCGGGTTGCTCCGTTTGACAGACGGCAAATCCGGCTCCGCAGTGAAGTCGCATTTCGGCATGGCGAGCGTGCTCTTGAACGAGGATGAGAACGTTGACATCCGCGACAAGAAAGGCGTCGTCGTCGACAAGAAGAAGCTGAAGGCTCGCCCCAGCTTCACTGAGATCATGCGGAAGGTGGGCGAGAAACACGGCGTCGCGATTGTCCAACGTAAGGACAGCCGCGTTCAGACGACGGCAGTTGATCCGATCAAGGATTTGATCGCGCGCTGTGGCCACATGGTACAGGCAATTGGAAAGTTGCCTGAGGAGAAGTCGGAGGAACTCATTAACGCGCTCGAGAGTTTGCAGAGCGCGATCAGTGAGGCTCTCGGCGAGTAAGGAGCAACGGGGCGGAGCGACAATGCTCCGCCCCATTGTTGTTTGAGTCATACAACAAAAGAGGTGCCAATATGATAACGCTATGGGTACTGATAGGAGACGGGTGGGCGCGCAAGCCTTTCGTCACCATGCAAGCTGCGATGCTTGCGTACAAGTTGCTGCGTGCGGATGACCACATCGCGTTTGTGGTGCTCGGGTGAAGATCACTGACAAGGACTGGAAGTGGGCGCAATCTGCGCTGCGCTTCCAGTCGCGCCTCGAACGAACAGCCATCATGCGGCAGGTGCAAATGAGCGGCCGCGTGGTGCGTGAGGCGAAATACAACGTTGCGCTGGCAAAAGTGTGGCGTCAACAGCTTCCCAACTGCATCGTCGTGGTGATCCCATCGCGGGATGCCTGACCGGAGGGGCGTCCGCGCCCCTCCCCCCCCCTCCCGGACTTCTGGTTACACAACGGACTTCAGGTTACACAACGTAGGTGGCCAAAAATAGTACTTGACACAGTGATATCAAAGTGCTATAATTATGGTATTGTGTGAGTTGAGTGAGACGGAAGACGGAAGTTGTTTGAGTCACACAACAAAGGAGAAGGTGCCATGAATAAGACCGGAATGAGAAGGTTGCCTACAGAGTTAGCTGTTCCTGAAACTAAGAAGAAGTCTGTGCCTGATGTGTTTGTGGTTCACTCGATACCGGATCAGAAGAAGCGGGTGTTCCACGACTTCAAGTCTGCGTTCAAGATGTGGAAGTCTGTATGCAAGGCCAAGCATGGTGCGGGTGCGTTGTGGCGAGGTCCGCGGTGGACGAAGCTGTACGAGACACCGTACTATCCAGAGATGCTGAGTCAGCCATACTTGGGAGAAATCTGATGGCTAGGTATTGGCTCGGTGATGTCGGGAGGTTCGACGACTTCGGCAGAGTGATTGAAGGTGAGTTCATTGATGGCGCCACGTATGAGGGACCGTGGGCCATCATGACGCCTCAGAGTTGGAGGAAGAAGGGAGCAGGTAGGAAACTAGGCACGGGCCTCGGTCAGAGGTATCAGAAGCAGGCCGACGGCAAGTGGCTCAAGGTGGAGGGTTGATGTATGACTCATACAGTGTTCACGTTGCATATCACATCCAACTATCCTGATGGCAAAGAGGAGGACTATGGCTACCAGACGAGGTTTGAGCTGGACGATCTGCTGGGTATCGTCAAGACATACATGGAGTTCGCAGACAAGGCATCGTCGTTTGTGTTCACGGTGGTGAAGGAAAGCGCCGAGGCTGCGACAGAGAGGTTGGTCGAGGAAGACCGACTGCGTTCGATGGGTCAATGGGATAGCGATCCTGAGTTCTGGGATCGTGACGACGAGAACATCTACGGGTCTGCGTCTATGCGCCAGTCGATTGAGGAGGATCGTAAGTAGATGGACGAGAGGTTTCAAGATTGGCTTATCGCCCATGAGCAGGATAACTTCGATCAGGTGCCCATGATAAGCCTTGGGTCTATCTGTCAGAGGTTGGGACAATCTGGACGCGGGACGAGAGAGGAGTTGGTCACGCGGATACGAGAGCAACTGAACAAGCAACGCCATTAACAGGAGATGAACATGGCAACGCTTAGTGCAAAGGTGTCCGAGAAGGGTGCAGTGTCGGTGTACGGTGTGCGCCAGAGGTTCCCGATCACGTACTACGCTGACGAGTGGGCTGTGATCTTTGCGAATGCGGATAAGATCAAGGCGTTCATCAAGGCCCATAAGAGTGAGCTGAAGGCACCGAAGGAAGGTGGCAACGGTGGGCCGAGTGGTGCGACGGCGCTCTAATCCAGAGACATGGGTGGTCGCGGGGCTTGTCCTCGCGACCACTCTTGTCTGGCTTGTGCTTCTCAGTGGATGCCAAGTCCCGCTCAGATGATGTATGACTCATACAAGGTGCAATCATGGTTGTTTTTTGGGAACTGCTAAATCCGGAGATGACGCCTGAGCATTTGGGTCTGATCCCATTGTGGATACGCAACGAAGACCCTGATCCTGCGTGGAAACAGATCGACAAGAACTATGCACATGGAGGTGGATGGCGACACGGTACGATGAACTTTAAGATGGGTCATGGGTTTGTGTTGAACTATCCAGGTGATCCTCCACTTAAGCCTTTAGCACAGGCATGGCTGAGAGACGAGCGTGTCTTGTTCTATCGACATGCTATAGTGGCTATCGTGCAGAAGGACGGTAGCTTTGAGGTTGCGAGGATCGACTGATGTTTGGAATCGAGTTGATGCGGCTATTGGGAGGATCGACTATGGAACTCGAGACGTATCGGATGAGGGATAAGAACGTCCTTGTGCTCACGTTCGTGGAGTTCAGGGGCTTGTACGAGGTAACGATCTACAACAGGAGTGACATTGAGGAACGGACGTGGGAGTTCCACGAGAAGGATGATGCATACAAGAAGTTCAGGGAGGTCAAGGCTGCGGATATGTCCCCCATTGATCGCAAGACGGGAGCCAAGCGATGACTAATGACAATCAACCAGTCGAAGGCTATGATGTTATTACTAACGGCTGGCGTAAGGACATGGGTTGGTGTGTCATCCGTCCTGGTGAATGTGTTGCGAATGTCCCAGAGGCATGTATCTGCAAACAGATGCCACGGCATGTTTGGGAAGCGATGCACAAGCGTACTTATGGAGAGCACAAGCCATGACTGATTTTGTCATAGAACATATTCGTGAGCGGTTGCGTCGTCTAGCCTCACAACAGGACATGCTGACTTGTGAGCACATGCTAGAGGGCGCAGATGAGATCGAGCGGCTGGAGCTTCTTGCAGTCAATCGACTCATCGAGATTGACCGACTACTGGCGGACCGCGATGCGGAACGGAAAATCTACAACGATGCAATCGCTCGTCATCTCGCCGAGATCAAGCACTTGACTAGTAAGCTCGATGCGTTGTCGGTTATACTTGAGCTGCGTTGGCAGGATGTCGAGCGGCTTGAGAAAGAGGTCGAAGAGTGGCGAACGGGAGAAAGACCATGAGAGATAATGAGAAGAGGCGAGCAGAACGCGCGAGGCGCAGGCAGCTGTTCGACCAGTTGAAGCTGCAAGCGGATATCCTGTGTGAGTCATACAACAATGAGGCTAAGTCCACGATCATCATCGGTCGAATGATGCTGATTATCCTCGAGGTCATTGGTCAGAGAGGGCTGAACAGTGCGAAGAAACAGGCACTTGCGGATCATTTTACAGACAGCGCGATCTCTAAGGAAGGAAGCGTTGTTGAGTTGGGTGGGCCAGGCAACAGGGACCGTATATGTATTAGCGGGGAGTACAGCTTGGGTGATCTTGCGAAACGGCTTGCGTGGAGTGAATCTAGAGGAGGACAGACCATCGAAAATAACATCTAGACCATCGAAAATAGTGCTTGACATAGTGATATAAAAGTGCTATAATTGGTTCCTTGTCGTCGAACAGGAGAGGCTGCCATGAATGAGCTACCTAAGTCTAATGGTTTGTCGCAACTACTGATCTCGATTGCTGATAAGCTCGAGAACGGGGCCAATGGTTTGAATAAGGAGTTGCTTATTCAGACAGCCGCTAAGATGGATGCGCTCGAGGCGGTTGCCGCGATTGCGTCGAGTCTAATCGGGAGTGTGCCGCGTCGGTCGAAGGGTAAGAAGTTGAAGCGGTCCCTTGTCCATCGGGATGAGGTTATCGCTTTGAGTGCTGCGTTACGTGAGGCAGGGTATCCCACGAAGAACTATGTTTGAGTCATACAACTAGAGGTGCAAGATGGCCGATAGATTAATGGACCTGATTGTCGGACTGCAACGGATGGCTGACGGTGCCCGTACTCGAAGCGATGACTTGGAGTTCACACAGAGAGAGGAGAGATACGATCTTGTTAAGTACTTAGATGAGTTGTTGAGGATGGTTGATAGGTTACGTGCATCTCTGTTAGAGGATCGACAACGGATCATGCCTGTTGATGTAACTCGAGGAAATGCTGCAATAGGCAAGACACTTCAGGATCAACAGCGAGCACTACAGTCGGATCAGGCACCGAAGAACATTGGTAAGGGTGGAGGCACTCACCCTCTTAGCGAGGTGCCGAAGTTTATTCAACATGGACCAAGGAAGGATGAATAGGATCAGACAAGCACCACCAGAAGTGTTCGATGACTACTGGTTTCATGTATGGAGGATGATGACTATGGCTGACGAATACGAGGATCAGTTTGTGAACTACAGCCGCATCACAATCGTGGAGATGCGGCCATACGTGATTGGCGAGGACATGACGAATGTGTACGTCGATGCTGCTCTTGCGGAGCATGGGCATCCCAAGGAAGGAGATATGATCGCGAGGAATCCCAGGGATCGTGGTGAGCAGTGGCTGATGACGAAGGAGAACTTCTCGGCGAACTTTGAGACGATGGCCGAAGCGAGAGGAGCGCCGCAGGGAGTGGCTGGGAAGCCGGCAAGGGCGAGTGTGAAGAAGGAGTTCTAGATGCCTATCATTTGGAGGGTACTCCTCGTCGTGGTTATCATGAAGATGATCGAGTACCTTCTTGTGTGACTCAAACAACAGAGGCTGCCATGAGCTACGAGACAGACATCATCAAGACACTGACTAAGTTGGGCAAGGCTAACGGGACGGTTAACCCTGACGCCAAGCACAACACGGGATCGCTTCTGGGTGAAGCGTTCATGTGGGATCACGTTCGACGCTACGCAGAGGCTAGGTGTGACGCTGCGTGGAAGGCGATGACGAAGGAGGGGCTGATCCCTGATAAGAAGACGCTCGATCCCGGTGACCATCAAATCACACAGAGTCCGAACTTCGCTGTGTTCGCGAGGGTGACTCAGCCTGTCAAACGGTTCAGTGGTGATGAGCTGGCGATACTGCTGGCTAAGAGTAAGTACAAGGTGCCAGTCAGTACAACCAAGGAGTTGATAGATCAGGCTAAGGTACCGACAAATCCGATGGTCACGATGAAGGTAGTGGAGAGGGGCTAATGCCGTTGGTGTTGCAGCGAACGATCGAGGAGATGACGACAGAAGAGTTGGAACAAAGATTGGAGATGATCCGAGCTAGGCGTATCGTTGCTGCGATGGAGTATGCTGCGGGCCAAGACCTTAAGCTTGAGCATGAACAGGATAAGGTTCGGCGCAAGCTTAAGGCACACTACGAGATGCTTGGCAAGGAACTCGAACGATGTGACCGTGCGATCTATGCATTGGAACGTAGGGTTGAAGCGATCGAGCAGCTGCGGCAGGAAGTTGGTGTACTGGAAGAGTATGTGTGAGTCATACAACAGAGGAGCCAAGCTATGACTGAAAGATTAGGTGATGCTCCGGTCGAGCGGGAGTTCGTGGATAAGATGACGGCAGTGATGCGTACCGTCGACCACTTCTTCAACGGTGAGGATGTCCCTAAGAAGATAGGTATCATTCTGATGGTGTTCCCATTCGAGAGTGATGGACGATGTAACTACATGTCGAATGCTAACCGCGACGATGTGGTTATCATGCTCAAGGAACAGATCAAGCGGTTCGAGGGTCAGCCTGATGTGAAGGGGAGAGCATAGCTATGCAGTTCAATGATTTCCAGAGGATGTTGAGGGACGCAAATCTGAGTGAGAAGGCTCAGTACTTGCTGACTCATATGTTCGAGGTTCAGGTGGAGATGAGTAGGAGTCTTGACCTGACGTTAGGGCTGATGGAGCAGCTGACTAATAGGATGCAGGACGTGGCGAACATCAACGACGACTTGTTCCTCAGAGTAAAGGAATTGCAACGCCGTGGCATGCCTGATGGTGTGGACGTTCACAGCGTGCGGAACGAACCAGAGAACTGACATGAAGATGGCACAAGGCTATGTGACCGAGGACGGGACGTTCTTTGAGAGTAAGCTGGAGGCGGAACTCTACGAGGCTGAGGTACTGCTGAGGATGGCTCTCGTAGGGACAAATGCAGCGCTCGATCCAGAGAAGGTCTTGCAGATTATCTTGGCCGTCATGCCACAACTGAGGAGGTACGTTGATGCCCATTATGCCGCGAGTGCCACTAAGCGCGATCCGGCCGAAGACGAGGACGGAAGAGAGGCTGACGAGGGTAAACCGCCCGAGGCTGATGCAAGTATCGGCCACGTCTCCAGCACAGAAGAAGACCTTGCATCCTTACTCAAACTCCCGACTCGAGGACTTGGCAATGTGCCCGACGTGGGGAGTGGTGCACATGCAAAGGCGATACCCAAGCGACGCGCGAAGCATGGCACTGGAGGCGGGTGAGCTGATGCATCAGGTGTTTGCGGCTGTCAGGATATGGCAGTTGAGTCGCAAGCAGGGCTTCGATGCACATGCTCAGGTAGTGGGGCGTCGCATCTTCAAGGCGGCTAGGTGGAACCTCTGCTGGAACCATTGTTTGACTCACACAGAGGAACGTGACCAGTTGCTCGAGTTGTGCTTCAGAGTGTTAAGCTCGAGTGGTTGGAAGGATGCACCGACTGATCCGACTCGGACCATGACGAACATGGAGCTTGCAACCATATGTTATGTCGATGAGCATCTACCTAAGATGGAGAATTGGCCCATATACGTGGAGGACGAAAGCAACCCCCAGTCTTGTGTGGGGATTGAGCAAGTGTTCGACGTTGTACTTACTTACGAGGATAACAAGGAGATTCGCTGCGTTGGAACCATTGACGGTTTGGTTAGCAAAGCGAGCACTGGTGAATATTACCTTGACGAGAACAAGACTGCGGCAAGGCTCGGAGATGCATGGCGGAACGCCTTTGACATGAGGCATCAGCTTACTGGTTACTGTGCGGCAAGTACTAGCGTTTTCGGGTTCGAAGTCTACAGAAGTCGGGTGACTGGACTACGCATCAAGCCCATGAACAAGGGTGAGGACGTGTATCCCTTCGAACCAATCGTGAGGAAGTGGGATGATATTCAGCACTGGGCTACGTGGGTTCGTGAGATGGCTGAAATATACGAAAGGCATCGGGACGATTTTGAACATGCGACTCGGTTCACGCACTCTTGTAATCGCTACTTTCGACCATGCTCGCTACTTAGTTTTTGTGCAGACCCGGATGGGGCCGCCGGACGCAAGCTGGCTTTCGATGAACTCATGGTCCCGGCAGAACCAAGCCCCAGTGAACGAGCCGTGAGTGAGTGATGACAAGCCCATTCGAAGTAACAACTCAAGGAGACACGTCACGTCGGATGACCATTCTACTGTGGGGTCCGGCTGGAAGTGGCAAGACAACATGGGCAGGCACGGCACCTGGAAAGAAGCTGTGGTTGTCGTTCGGAGATAACGAGCATCAGTCTGTGATGGAGAGGAAGGACGTAGCTGTAATGCCACTGTATAAGTACAGCTACGATGATGTCCTCAAGCATGGGAGATCAGATAATCCGTTCGACCTCGATCACATACTGCATAACGATACCGACATCGAGACGGTGGTGTGTGATTCGGTAACGGCATTGACTGACATGGCGTTGCGTGCTGCGGTAGGCATGAAGCTCGGTATGGGTAAGGGCTTCGTGCCTACGATGGAGCATCCCGGTATGTCTGCCTATGGTGGGCGGAACGCTATCACGCTCGAGGTGCTAACGAAGCTGTTGAGGATCACAGCCAAGCATGATGTGCATCTGATCCTGACAGCGCATGAGGCTGATCCCGAGAAGGACAAGGAAGGCATCGTGCAGTACATTACCATCATGTTGGGTGGTAAGTTGGTGAACAACGTAACGTGGCGTCTGAGTGAGATTTGGTATCTAGATCAGGACAGCAAAGGTCGTCAGCTCGCGGTGCGGCCGTGGCTTAAGCATCGACCGATGAAGTCCCGTATGTTTACTGGTATCGGAGAGCCTGCGTTCATGTTGCCGTATGACTCAAACAAGCCAGACAAGGGTCAGATGACGATCGCATCGCTCTACGAGAAGTGGGTGTCTGGCAACGCGAAGCTGTCAATCCCAGCGTCAAGGAGAGACAAATGATAACCGAGATAATTAGAGATCGAATAGTGAAGGCATCGCTTGAGATAAGCAACGCGAGGGACTCTGTTCGTCATGTCCTGAATACCATAGCTGACGATGATGTACCGCAGCCTATGGCTACAGTTGCAGGGACACCGGTAAATCCTCATGGCCTATCACTCTCGAGGGCAACAGATTTGCTAGAGGCAGAGGTCAGCGGGCTTCAGCGCGAGCTTATGAAGTTCCGTGGGGACGAGTCAGAGCAGTCAACGGCAGTTGACACTAGGCGGTACAAATGAGAATAGTCAGATGTGCCAAGTGTGGAGAGGAAGTTGATCCGACCCAGAAGTATTGGGTATGTGACAATGAAGTCATCCACGATCGCTGCGTACCAGCTTCCTGGGCAGAGGATAACGATGTCGAAGCGGCTGCCCCCGCTGTCGAAAGGAGCAAGTGAAATGGCTACAGACGAGCCGATGGGCATCATCGAACTCGACGAGAACCTCGCCGACGTAGAGAAGCCGAAGGAAATTCCTCCGGGCAAGTACGTGGGTGAGGTGCAGGACGTTCAGGAGACCACGAGCGCGAAGGGCAATACGTACTTTGCCATTCAGTTTCGTGTCTCTCCAGCGGAACTGCCCGCTGACGTGGCGGATCAGTACGAGGACGGAGCTGTGCTGTTCTGGAACCGCATCATCAAGCCGCGGGGACGGAGCGATCGGCGTGCCTTGTTTAACTTGCGTAGGTTCATCGAGGCATTGGGACTCGATCCCAATACGACAACGATCGACCCCAACGATTGGATGGGCCGTGAGGCTCGCCTGATCGTGGGTACGGGTAAGTACCTGGGTGAGGAACGTGCTGAGATCAAGGCGGTGGAAGCCGCTGAGGCCAAGGCTGCTCCGGCTCGTGGTAATGCCAAGGCAAAACCGGCTGCCGCAGCGCGTGGCCGTCGGGCTGCTGCTGAGTAACTGAACTAGGGCCGGTGTATGTATGAGTCATACATCGGCCCCTTTTCTGAAGGAGTTTGCTATGAAGCAGCCCAGGGATATTGTCATCAGTCTCGGCGAGTTGACTGCTAGGACTGGTGATATACAAATCATCTATAGAGTATCGGCAGATGATAAGGAGGACATAGATAAAGCGGCACACGTATTGAATATGTCAACTTCTCAGTTTCTGCGGATGGTGACTATCCAAGCAGCACGTAAAGTAATGGCAGAAGTCGTATGACACAGAAGGCATTCATCAAGCTGGAAAAGAAGCTGGCATGTGATCTTAGACCTGGAGACTTATTCGTAACCGAAGTGGAAGACACTGTTAGGTTTGTCAGCGAGATGAATGGTGGCAACCCTATGATGGTGATGTATCTAAGGACTAACATTCCACCGGACGACTTCGAGGACATGGATGCGCCAGTCTATAAAGTCCACATCACTATTGTAGACCCAGAAGAAGGTCTACCTCCAAGAGTTAATCCTCATGCTCCACCGGGGACAGGCAATGGTAAATAGCAAGGTATATCTTAGTAGTGAGCAAGAACGTGCGGTAGATATGTGCTGTGATATGAGTGTGGTCATCGCTTGTGTCACAGGTGGGGCAGGTGTAGGGAAGACCCTGGTGATGGGGGAGGTCCACAAAGAGCTTAGACGTATGAAGAAGCGGATAGCTCTTTGTGCCCCGACAGGGCGAGCGGCAAAGCGTATCCAAGAGTTGACAGGGATACCAGCAAAGACAGTGCATAGGTTGTTGCAGTTCCCTATGCCGGATGATACTGACCTCGAGGAAAACTGTGATCCCAATCTACCAAGGAGGAATAAGGATAACCCATTAGATGAGAACGTCGTAATTGTTGATGAGTCGTCAATGATATCGCCGTCCCTCTATAGGTTCCTAATCGACGCGCTGCCTAGAGGTGGAGTGATACGTTGGTTTGGTGACAACAATCAGCTGCCTCCTGTAGAAGAGGGTAAGCCTCCGTTCATCACGTTGCTGAAGGAGCGGCCTTCAGTTGAGTTAACGTACAACTATAGGAGTGGAGATGCTATTGTAGACAACGCACAGCGGATACTTAAAGGATGCATCCCGCTGAGGAACTCGTTCTTCGAGATCATCTACAACGATAATCCGTTAGGTGTACTGCTGGACTTTGTTACGGACGCTTTTACACAAGAGGACTACCAGATCATCATGCCTACACGTAAGGGACGAGCAGGTACAACGAGAGCGAACCCATCGTTACAGATGAGGTTCAACAGCACTGGTCCCATGCTGCGCTTGAATAGGTTTGATAAGGACGAGGCACCACTTGCGGTAAGGGCAAAGGATAAGTTCATCTGGGTTAGAAATGACTACAAGCTGAACCTGTTCAATGGAGAGCTTGGGTATGTAGACTGGGTTGATCCTGATGCTGGTGAGCTTGGTATTGTTACGGGTAGCAGGGCAGTAGTTATTCCTCCAAGGATCAAGACATACGATCAGTTCGCAGGGCACATCATCAACTACGATCCGAGGAAGCAGATTGAACTTGGCTATGCGATCACGACACACAAGGCACAAGGATCGGAGTTCGAGACAATCATTTATTGTATGAGCAAGAGCCAGATATGGTTGCTTAACAAACGCAACTTCTACACAGCGGTAACGAGAGCCAAGAAGAATGTGATCCTGATAACGGATAGGCGAGCGATGGGTTTGTCTATGCGGAGTTACGATGTATGACTGATATTCAACTGTTAACCGTCGTTGTGCTGATATTCGGCACAGGGTTCACTTACTGGGCATGGGCAATCTCAAACACTCTCATGGACATTTTACGTGTCTTGAAGGAACCCAAGCTAGATGTATGACTCATACAAGGAGCAAGCGATGCTGCAAAAGATCGAGCTGCCTCAGATCACCCGCCACGAACTTGAATTAGACTTCAGAACACACGCAAGCCAATTACTTCTTGACACAGAGGTGTTCTCAGATGGCCCCGTTACAAGTTCAGTCGCGATTGTCGGTGAGGGACCGGGAGAGACTGAGCTTCGTCATCCTCAACGACTTCCGTTTGTTGGTGGAGCTGGTCACTTACTTTGGAGCGCCACTCAAGCCTACGGAATCAATCGAACAAACGTTTACACTACTAATGTGGTCAAGCGACAAATCAGTCTCTCCAGAAAAGGAAATGAACGTCACATCGTGCACAGAGACGAACTCGATAAGTGGATCGGCCTGCTCAAATGGGAACTCGCGCAGCTTCCCAACTGCAGCATTATCTTTGCAATGGGAAACTATGCTCTCGAAGCTATTCTCGGAAGTACCGGAGTCACCAACTGGAGGGGTTCTGTCATTGACACAGAGCTTCCCAATGGTAAGCGAGGACGAGTTGTATGCGCCTTCAACCCCGCTTACGCACAGCGCGAACTTAAGTTTGAGCCAGTCTTTCGAATGGACTGCAAGAAGCTCGACCTCGTTAATCGAAATGTCTTTAGACCACATCGTGTTGAGGCCATAATCAACCCAACGTTCAACGAGGCGATGGTGTTCATTAAGGAGTTGAACAAGGCTAAGAAGCCCATCTCGTTTGACATTGAGACGATGAATACAACGGAGACTGTGTGCTATGGGCTATCGAATGATGCTCACACAGCTATGTGTATCAATCTGCGTGACGGACGAGACAATAGATACAGTATTCGCCAAGAGCGTGAACTTCTATTGGCCCTACAAAACATGTGTGACTCAAACAGGATCATCGCCCAAAACGGCTCGTTCGACACCTATCATGAGTGGCTTCGAAACGGCCTCCGTATTAGGATTTGGTTCGATACACTGTTGGCTCACCACACTCTTTACCCTCAACTTCCCCATAGTCTTGCCTTTCTCGTATCGCAGTATACTACGCATCCCTTTTACAAGGATGATGGGAAGAAGTGGAAGGAAGGAGGGGACATTGACAGTTATTGGATTTATAATTGTACCGATGCCGCCCTCACTTACGCTTGTTTCGAATCCCTACAACGAGAACTCAAGCAACAAGGACAAGAGAAATTCTTCTTCGAGCACGTCATGAGGGCGCAGCCACATCTCGTCGCAGCGTGTGTTCATGGTGTGAAGGTGGATATGGATATACGAGAGAGCATCACGGAGCTAGTCAATCGGGACGTGGATAACTACAAAGCTGAGTTTCAGCGTCTCGCACAAGAGGCGGTGGATGATGAGGACTACTTCCCAAATCCCGGATCGTGGCAACAGCTACAGGACTTATTCTTTACACGGCTCAAGCTGAAAGGCAAGGGTACGTCCACAGACGAAGCTAATCGTGACAACATTATGCGCGACTCAGGTACTCCGGCAATAGCAAAGGAGATGATCGGTGCCCTTAACAGATTCAAAAAGGAAGACAAGTTCCGAGGGACTTACGCTGAGTCAAAGGTTTCTTCGGATGGTAGGTTTAGATGTGAGTATAAGCAGTACGGTGTTAGTCGGGCACCCGGACGACTCTCCTCCGCTGCGCTCATATACGGTGAAGGCGGAAACATGCAGAACCAACCCGTTCGTGCGCGTAGTATGTATGTTGCTGATCCTGGCTGCGTGCTTTTATATTTTGATCTCTCGCAAGCAGAGGCTCGGGTTGTTGCTTATCGAGCAAATATACCCAAATGGAAAGAACAATTTGAGCAAGCACGCCTCGATGGCAAGTATGACTGCCATCGAGCGTTAGCATCAGAGATGTTCAAGATGCCATACGATCAGGTGCCGTTGAAGGACTGGGATGAGAATGATGCCCCTACGATCCGGTACATAGCCAAGCGGTGTCGTCATGGTCTTAACTACAGGATGGAGAAGTGGAAGCTTGCGGAGGTTACTGACTTACCATTCCACCAAGCGGCGCGTGCTTGGGCCGTGTACCATAGCATTACCCCAGAGCTTCGATATTGGTGGGCCGCGGAAGAGAAGAACTTTAAGGCCACGCGGGAGATATACAACGGGTTGGGTCGGCGCTTTAAGGTCATCCAGCGACTAGATGACGACGTACTAGATAGTATCATCGCATTTTATCCCCAGTCTACAATTGGGGATAAGGTCACGCGAGTCTGGTATATGTGTGAGGAAGATGACGAATGGCCCGACCGAAAATATGCCCGCATAGCGATCGACGTACATGACAACCTCGTTCCGATTACAACTCCAAAATACGCGAAGACTTGTCTCAAAATAATGAAGAAACACGCGGAGGCGCCAATCATGATCCAAGACGTGTACAAACATAAGCCGGAACCATTGATTGTTCCAGCGGAACTTAAGATGTCCTATCCTACGTCGTGGGATGGCAAGACTTTTGTTGAGGACTCTAAGGGACTCCACAGGTGGTCGCATATGAAGGAGGTCCATCTGTGACTATCAGGGACGTTAGAGCTGTGTTGTCTGCATACCTTATAGCGTCAGGAACATCGGGGCACACGGAGAAAGAGATACTTCGGCGGTTCCAGCACATTCCTAAAGAGGATATAATCACAGAGCTTCATTCACTCTGGCAGGAAGAAAAGGTCCAGCGGTTTACGCTGGACCCCAAACGTGTCATCTGGCGAGCGACAGACTACCTGAACATGTAGTTGTGTGAGTCATACAACTATGGCACTCCTTCACCGCTAAATGCCTCGCCAAACTGACTCGCCGTCGTACCAAACGTGTATGGTTCAATATCCTCGAGGCGCACAGGTGGGGCATTGGGATTGGGGGGGATTCCTAGTGCCGGATCACCTGCGCGCCTCTTGGCTGTCAGTTCATTTTCGACAGCATTGATGTAGTAGAGAAGCGTTAAGCCAGCGGCTTGGCGTTTCTCTTCGAACACGTTTCTGACGGCTCGAGCATTCTTCTGATCGACATTGTTCTCCTTAAGCCAGTCACGAAGCTGCTCGTTCTCTGGCTTGTTCAGCCATGTCTGCCACTTGGGATGAAGCCCTGCGTCAACGTACTCCATGCTCTTAATGGCTGCCGAACTATCACCCCATCGACGTAACAGTGAGATGAAGCCTACGCCTCCAAGGTCTTCTCCCTTCTGACTATAGCCAGGATTGTCTCTTTTGAACCGGGCATAGATGGTTGACATGAACTGATTGTACAATTCGCTGTTCGGTGCAGGCTGTGGCGGTCCTGGTGTAATCGGTGGTACTGGCGGCCCGAGCATCTTATCAGCCACCTCTCCGCCAAGGGTACTTGCAGGCTTCGTGTTAATCACACCAGCGTTGATGACTTTATCTTTGAAGTGCTTGACGATAACGTCAATAGACTTCATCTTTCCGAAGTACTCTTCTGTGATTTTATTCGAGCCACTCATCTTTGGCTGTGCATCGAAGAGGTTGTTCATGATAGGCACTTGTCGAACCTGTGACAGTACCGCACCCTTAAGTCCATTCTGAATGCCCTTCACTAAGCCTTCATCCGTATGTGAGTATGCTGCCCATCCCTCTCCAACAGCAGCACCAATGCCACCGAGCTGTCGAACGTATCGTTCAATGCTCTCTGGCATTGATCTAAACTGGTCAAATGGGTCTTTGCTAGGCTTGATTGCTTCTCCGCCCATTATGTTCATAGGCGGTATGCGGCCCTGTGAGGTTTCCCATAGAGCGATGAATGGGTTCAGAGGCACGTTGATCGAGATGTCCGCAGCCGCCATGAGAGCCTGTTTAGCGTCAGTTCGCAGGTCTAGTTTATTCTGTCCGAACATATGATCCATAGCGACCTTAGTCATCGCCCACGGGAGTGAGAACTCGAGTCCGATGATCGGCAGCCTTAGCCCATCCGCAGCCGGCAAACCCGGAATGGCCAGATACACGTTGGTCATGGAGTCGTACTTGTTGCGGCCATTCATGTCGTGATCTACGTATGACTTCCCATTAGGGTCGAGGCCGTTTTGATAGTTCCAAAGATAGGCTCCTGCTGCTGGCGCTACAGAATAGGCGTACATCTTTCCTGTGAATAGGGCAGGGTTCTCTAGATACGCCGCACCAACACGCCCAACTGATTGCATGATGGCATTGCCCCAAGGACCAGCGCGCATTACCTCAGCAGCAACGGCTGTAGGACGTACTCCCCACTTCATGAGAGCGTTTTGAGTAGGTGTCCCCTCGAACTCCATCGGCCGATACTTACCACGTTCTCCAACCATAGGGTCTTTGAAGCGATACTGTCCACCGATCTTTGGATCACCACCAAGGTTTCTAGCTTCTGCGATTAATTGGTCAAGTGGGATGCCCTTACCCATGTTCTGCTTAACGTAGTTGTACTGTGGCGCTTCATGAATAGAGCTAAGTGTTGTTGTGTATCCACGCTTGAAGTAGTCCCAGTACCGCGCAGCCGCTTCACCTGCCGCGGACATTTTCTTATCGCCTTCAGCAATGCCAAGCCTTGCCTGCTCTGCCGTTCTATGCTGCTGCTCCATCAAGCTGCCGCGAGCGCCCCCATGTGCCTCGATTAGCTTAAAGGTATGATCGTCAAACTGTGCAGCCCAGCGACGACCCAAAGCTTGACGCGCAGCTTCGGCCTGTACAGGGTCCATCCCTCCGATACGTCCGAAGAACTGCGACATGCGTTTCCCACCGCCTTCCTCAACTTTCTCAGACAGGAACCGCGCAAGTTGCGGATAGACTTGTTCAGGAACAGCCTTAGCCATACCCCAAATCGAGGGCGTATATCTACCCTCTTCGGCGGTTTGTTTAGCGGTATGCCACACGCGAAGCGCATTTTTAATAGAGAACGCAGGATTTAAGTTGCCGGTGTAGATGGTCTCGACTGTACGCTTTGCTACGTTCATATAGTGAGCGAAGCCTTGCTCAATGATGTACGGATCGAGGTTCAGGAAATCTCGCGTCGTTCTATCAGTAGTATAGAACTCTTGTTTTCCATTGCGGTAGACTTCGACTGTGTACGGCTTGTATTCGGGGCGCCCTGCGAGTTCCTCTTTACTGATCTGCACGAAGTAGCCTTTATTTAGTTGACGCATTTTATCAACGAAGGACAGCTTGATCTCGTTCTGCAAGCGCTCCGCGAACTCTACACGCGACTTGTAGTTCTGAGCGTCAACGATGTTTGTATGACTCACACGATCATCGAACGGAGTATCCTTACCGATCTTAGCGCCCCACGGTATGTCACTCTTGTTATAGATGTTCATATCCTTCGCTTCTCGTTTCGTTAACGTCGCAGCTTCGCCATCGGCCTGAAACTTGCGCTTGTCGATGTTCCAGCGGTCCCACATCGCCCCAAGCTGTTTGAGGTCAGGATTCATCTTCTCGAGGACACTTTGAATATTCAGCGCGTCATCCTTAGTCAGCCCGTTGATTTTGATTTCCGCATCAGGGCCTACCTTCGGAGAAAACACTTGTACGTCTGTACGCTTGCCCACCTTCTGAAATATCTTACCCAGCTCCTGCGTGGCTTGATTTCCAGCGTTCTTCGCCTGTGCCTCTGCGAGAGTGATCTGCTCAAGAATGTCGCGTACGATCAAGTAACGGGTGCCGTTCTTGTTCCCCATCTGTTGATCTGTCGCGGTAATAGCGCGATTGATGTCTTCAAGCGAGTTAGGTGTCTTGAACTCCATTGTATTCGTTCGCATCCAGCCGTTTCTTATTCCAGAGTCGATTAACGCCTGACCTTGCGTATGACCCCCGCTTCGGAGCATTTGCTCGAGGGAGTCTACAGCGGCAGGGTGCATCATCGCCTTCTCAGCGAGTCTGACTGTTGCGAGGTTTATGTCCAGTGTTACGGCACGAAGCGCATCACCTACACCCGTATTGGTAATCGTCCCCGGCGCAGCTCCCGGCACAGGTCGAGCGCGTGCTGCGGCTTCTTCTGCCGTCATTGGCTTAGGCACAAGAGCTTGTCTAAATGCTCTGTACACGTAAGGCGTTGCAATCATTCCCGCGGTGCCAATAGCCATGATGCCCATCCCCCACAGGTCACCGGCTTTTACTTCCTTCATTCCTCCAACGGTATTCATAGTAAACGTCGCAGATGGGTTGAATTGCTTCCGCCATTCTTCATCTAGTCGAACGTACTCCTTCATCTTCTTGTCGTACTCCGCTAGCCGTTTTGCGTATGCGTCAGGCAATTCGTCCTTTTTCTTCCCAGGAGGCTTGGGCGCATGGGGCTTGCGTAGGATAGAGTCAGGTGTCACAGCCCCTATAGGTGGGGCAGGCATAGGAACCTTGCCCGACGCTACAGGCTGTTCTTGGAGTTGCTCTGGCGATACAGGCGTGATCGTCGGACCTTTCTTTTTCTTTGGCTCTCCAGGCTTTCCAGTTGCTGGCACAGGCACACCAGGAACGGGCCGCGCGCCTTGTCCTTGTTTCAAACGCTCGAGCGCAGCAGCACGATCCTCAGCCTCCCCCGCTTCAGCAGGTGTCAGGAGCAACTCAGCCAACGCCTTCGGCACTCTCATGCGTGCCTCATTCGTTGCCTTTTCCTCCGGCGTCATCGTAGCCGGATCACCTTTCAGATACCGCATGAGTTCATTGACGCCGAACATAGCGCCAGTTGCTACCTTGCTACCAGGGACATAACTAGAGGCGAGCTGACCAGCAACATGCTCGACGCCAGTTTCAGGTTGTGTCTCCGCCCCAAGTATCTTGTGAACTCCCTTGTATGCGCCTAGTCCTTGTTCCTGCAACCACTCAGCATTTGCCACTGAAAGCTTGCGCTCCGCCTCGTCATGGTGTTGCAAGCCACGGATCGCTTCAAAGCCGGCAGGAACCATCCAAGGAATGGCGGCAAGCCCAGCGAGAGGCTTCGCAACGGCTTGTCGAATTGGCTCTGTAGATTTACGAACAGCAAAGAAGCCCTTGGTGATAGTTTCAAGGGCCTTCTCAGCGGCAGTTGGTTCTTCAGGCTCAGGCTTAGTCTCAGGCGGAGGTGGCTCAGGCGGAGTCTCTGGAACGGCCTCTGTCGCAGGAGGAAGGAGCTTCTCGAGCTGCTCGGCAGGCGTCTCCGGAACTGTCTCAGATGGTGTTACGTCGTAGACAGTAGGAGGAACCTCCTTGGGAACAGCCGTTCCACTAGATGCGGGCTGAGAAACAGGGTCTTCCTTCGGTACGTCCGGTAGACTGACATACGGAATTGGAATTTCATCCTGTTGAAGTGAGGTTCCCGTAACTCCTTCAGGTACAACTTCGCCGCTCGGGACGTAATAAACGTCGCCCTGCGGTGTACGTAGAGCCTTAAATCCCGGATACTTTTTCTCTTCCTCGTCGCCAAGTAGTGCCTGCAAATCTTCTTGTACGTTGTCTTTGACAGGCACGAATAGGCCGGTTCGAATTTCTACCATCTGTATGACTCACACAAGGTTGAGTGAATTAAGCGACCCGACTCACACAGGTTATTGAATGTTCATGCCTCGAAGAAGCTGCTCGACATATGCCTGTGCCGACATATCCTCAGGGATCGGAGGCCGAACGGTTCCATTGAACTGATCCATATCTGATCGTAGTTCAGGCCCCATCTGTGTTTCCATTCCCGGACCCGCACCTACAGGTCCAGGCTGCGCTCCTCCCGGTTGCAGATCGCCTTGCAGTTGCCCTTGACTGATCACATCAGGATTGCTTCTGGTTGCCGCATTCTGCATCTGCATGATAATGCGAGCAATCGCTGAGTTGGGGTCCATGAACTCTTCGTAGTTAGCCATTAGTATTCTCCTTCGGCTGCCTCTGGAGGTGCCGCACCCTGTTCAGCTGCCATTGGCAACCCAGTTTTTCCGCCACCCATCATTTGTTGTAGTTCGGGTGGAAGGTTCTCTTGTCCCCAGTACTGGACGAATGCCTGCACGTTCATTGGGTTGGGATCAGACATAAGTGCCTGCTGGTCCTCTGCTAAGTCTTGCCACTTCATACCACTACCAGGAGGAGGACCATCCTGATTACCCATACCCATACGAACCTGCTCGAGCATGTCTTCGTCTGACGGTCCTGCACCCTGGGCCGCCATCATCTGTTCTGTCAAAGGATTATTCATGTTTAACTCCTATTAGAGCAACCAGTTACCAAAGCGGTCATTGATCGACTGCGCCGGAGTGAAGTTGTACGGATCGTTTGCTCTAGCGAACTCCCAATCCGCAAGTGACGCACCTCCAAATGGCGCGGCTTCACCGCCTACACCCTTAGTCGGCGGGCCAAAATTGTAACGACGATCCCAGTCTCCAATGGAGCTACCAGAAGAGTTGCCGTCACTATCAACGCTCGTACCTGACGCCTTCGCTCCCACTCCTGCCTTTTCTGCACCAGGCATCATCATCTTAGCAAGGCTCATGAGATCGCTTCCGGTCTTATCGCCCATAATGGATTTTGTTAGCGAATCCTGTGCAGAGCCGACGGTTCGAGCGCCTCCGATGTTGATGTTCCCAAGCAACTGATCGTATGCAGTCCCGGTCTTCAACAGGTCTTGTATTCCCTGCTGCGCCATACCCACGATACCTTTACCCGTTGGGTCTTCGGGAGCCACATAATTCGCCGTGTCCTCGAACTGCTTCATGGCAGGTAGGTACTGAGAACCATGCCCCGACTGACGCTTAAGCGACTCATCGAGCGCTGAGGTCCTAGCCTTGAGCATCGTCTCAGCCAGCTGCTGACTTGGGCTTGGCCCCGTATCCATCTGTGTGATCTGCGGTAGGTTCCCCGCTGTGCGGATGCCAAAGCGGTTCATGAGCGTGTTTACTCCACGCTCTCCTGTACCCATCGCATCCTGCAGCAGTTGAACTATTTCGGAATAACTCTGAGCCTCGGTTTTAGGCTTGTTATAAAGATATTCGGCGCGTAGTCGGTCGTAGTCTTCCGAAGCCTGACTACCCCTAATCTGAGCACGTCTCTGTCGTTGTTGTCCTTCGTCGATAAGTCGTTGCTGCATGGGGGAGAAGGAAGTAACCCATCGTCCTTGTGCTGGGTCATAGTAGGTTGTATTCCCAAATTGGTCTTCACGAAGACCTCCAGCGGTCTGCATAGCTTGCGATTTTCCATAGCGTGCCTCCGCTAAGGCATTCGCTAGGTATTGTTGCTGCGCTGCCAGTCCTGAGCTAGCAGAGTTTTGTGCCTGCCGACCCTTGATGAAGTCAAAGAGCGCGCCAGCACCAGCGATGCCTAGAGAGATTGGATCGAAAGGCATGTCGCCCTCCTTATGTATGACTCATACAACGGCTTGTCAAGTCTAGAACACCGTCGATGAACGTGGCGCTGTAGTTTTCTTCGGCGCGAATGGGTCTTCTGTGCTATCCGTAACCCCGACATTAGTCCCAGCCACAGCCTCGGGATCGAATGGGCGATTGCCAGCACCTTGAGCGCCACCAGCCATCGCAGCAAGTACAGTCTTATCAAATAGGTCTGCTGGCACCTGTGAACCATACAGATCGCCAAGCTTTCCTTGGAATGAGGCAAGCTCACCCTGTGCTCCTGTCGTAAACGGCGAGATGTCGAACGAACCGCCTACAGGCAACGAGGATGCGGCTCCACGAGCACGGTCAGCATAGCCGGCAAGCGTATCACGTTCTTGGTTTAGGAGCATCTGCCCTATCGAGTCCAACTTTGTGCGAACACCTGTAGATTGCCGCTCAATCTCCTCGTTCGCCCTATTGCGCCCAACGTCTGTGATCACGCCTCGCTTGAAGAGATTGTTCAGGTATTCATCTACACCAGCACGTTGCTTTCCGTAGTACTCTGCTTCGAGTGCGTCTGTAGTCGTTCCAGGTAGCCACGAGCTTTGAAACTCAGGAGCGAAGGCGCCACCTACAGTCCCTAGTGCGGCTTGACGAGTTGCAGTTGGGTCTTGTGCTTGGAACAAAGCATCCTTCTTCGCCTGATCTTCTCGTAGGCTATTTAGGTAGTCGATCTGCATCTTCATCATCGCCGCGCTGTTGTCCGCCGGCGGTGTGTATGCTGGAGGTGCCGATGACTTAGGGTTGAATAATTCGCTGAGCCAAGACATGATATCCTCCTAGAATACAGCCGTCGTACGCTTCTTAGCACCAGGCGTCTTTGCTTCGGCGTCAGTTAACCCGGTTTTAAGTCCACCCTCAGATGCGTACGGATCGAGTGTGATGTTTCTTGAGTTAGTAGCAGCACCGGCAGCACCACCTAGACCCGCAGTACTATACAGTTCGGCAGGGAGAGCACCTGACAAGGCACTACCGAACCCTCCTTGGAACGCACTTGCCTCTGCCTGTGCGGGATTTATGTCTCCGCCTGGCCCAAAGCTACGAAGCTTCTCACGTTCTTGATTAAGGAGTGTATTGCTAATGTCTGATATCTGCGACCTAACAGTTGGGTCTTGAGCGGTAAGAGCTGCTCTAGCCGCGTCCGCTCCTGTTGCTGTAGTAGTTCCTCGCTTCAACATGTTACTAATATAATCGTCTGCCTTAGCGCGCCCTGACGCCATCGACGAGTCGATGAATGGATCAGCAAAGCTGTTTGGCAGTAACCCCATCTCGAAGCCAGCATCCAAAGGAGTCGGTGCTGCCTCTACACCTCCAAAAGCTCCTCCACCTGATCCTGCTTGTGCCAGCCCTGCAGCCTGTGCTGCTTGGCGTAGACGCTCTTGCTCAGCCGCAGCCGCAGCCGCAGCCGCTGCTTGTTGACGTTGTAGGATCGCGTTCGGGTCTTCACCACCCCAACCAGCTGCGCTATTTACTATGCTACTTAGCCAGGACATGATGCCCTCCTGTATGAGTCATACAACTACATTCGCGTCATGAACGTTATTCCTGCAGACGTACTTCCTACGGTGTATCCATAGAAGGTGGTGTTGCCTACCGCAGCCTCGATAGCTTGCCAGTAGTGGAAGCCAAGTGGAGGCAAAGCGGTCCACTTCGATGTCAACTCGCCCTGACTAGCGCCTACCGATCCGAAGATAGTGGGGTCTGCTGGGTTATCACCGTCCGTTGCGTAGTCCAAGCCAATCGCAGCATACGCAGCCCCATCTGTTGCGTAGACTGCTATGAACGTTACATCAACCGCCTCCTCCTGTAGCCCCACTACCATCTCGACTCTATTCTCAGCAGAATTGTTGTACATCTGCCAGTTGCCAACGCTAGTACTGAGCCATGAGTCCAGATTCTCGATGACCATAGCGCCAACACTAACGCGATTGTACATGTTCCAGACGTTAAACCGTGCAGATTGGCTATTGGCTCCAAAGCGAAATGCCAACTGATTAGCCGTTGAGTTGTATGTTGTGCCTACATAAGTCCCTCGCTCGAGCGCAGGCCCGTTTGTAATCGCTACGCCGTTAAGCCAAATGCCTCGAGCACGACTGAGAGCCGTCCCTGCGCTTCTTGTAGTGTTGTTCGTCCACGCAGGTCCATGCGTTAGTCGCCGCGTTTCAAGCGTATGAACTCCTGCCCCTCCTGTTACGTTTATCGCTGCGCCACCCTTAGTTGCTGAGAACAGGAACGTACCTGCTGCTAGTCCCGTAGAGATCACGTAGTAATTCGTATTAGGTTGCAGTGGCGAAGGCAGCACACCAGTGGAGGAGAGTCTAAATGGATGACCTGCTCTGAAGCCGTGGTTGTTTAAAGTAATTACTCCAGGCGCCCCTGCGATAGTGACAGGCGCACTGTCGACCCACACAAACCAATCGAATACCTTATTAGCTGTAAGCGCACTTGGATTGTGCGTCGTATCGTTCAGACCTGCTACTAACTCATCCCAACAGTCTACAGATGCAAATCCATTACCTCCCCAGATTGGAATGATCCGGCTTATATGCGGTGTATAGAATAGATTAGCTGCACCTGTAACGCTTGCAGCCATCACAGCATTACCTGACGAAAGCGTCAACCGACCACCTGGATGTGCGCTTACTGTAGAACCAGATACCTGATTGACACGCAGCGGTGTCATAATCGTCGTATTATCAGTCCCCGCAATTGCCTCTGCCTCCGAGGCGATCCCAGGTACAGGCGATTGTACAGCAATAGCCTGAGCAGTCCGCAGTGGCGACATGAACTTGGAATTATCGACACCAGCTTCTGCTTCTGCTTGCGTTGCCAGTTCAAGTATCGACGTAGCCCAGTTTAGCGGATTAGCATTGCGATCCTGCTCAAACGTTGTTGGCGCACCTGCACTAGTATGTTCAAGAATGGCAATGAAAAGACGCCCTGTAGTAGTATCAATAACCAGCGCGCCTACATGGTAGAGTGTGCTATTCGTCCATATCGTTGCCCCTGTAGAGCCTACAATGTTCCACAAGGCGTTGTCGATGGAGTCCATTGCCTGCGCGAACTCACCATGCCAAGGCTCCGAGAGGAAGTCTGGCACCGCGAGATGGAAATGCAGCGTATAACTGAGTGTCATGACTATCTTCCAGTTGTATGAGTCATACACAAGTTAGCGTTTATATTTGCCGCGCGAGTAGAGAAACGACATATTCACTAACTCGAGGAAGCCTGCCTTAGTTCCTGAGATCGCCATCTTGAGCTTTTTGAACCTAACAGGAAACTTCCACAGCCTCGGGTCATCGCTTCTACGTCCACCACCATACGAATTAGCATCGAGGCCAAAGCCCACCGCTTCGTTTCCAATGAACTCCATCGACAAGCACGGATCGAAGATGACAGCACCATTGACATCCTTATACAGGTTATCTACCCACGCCTGTAGTATGAACTTAGCATCGCCCTTAGTGGCCATTGACACGAAACGCAAGAATTTGACTCGCATTGGGTCTTTACTGTCCAGCCACGGAAGCTCTAGCTCGAAGCTAATGTCCGTACCTGGGAAATCTTCCCACCGCAGCGGCGGGTTTCCACGATCCTCTAGAAACGATCCCACATCTGCACTTATGTGGCCTAGAATACATCGAAACGTCTCGTTTGTAACGTCATCTCTCACCAGATCACCGATACCGTAGAATATTCCGTTCGCCCAGACTTGTTGAAAGTCTCCTTCGCGATCTCTGTAATACTGCTCATCGACGAAAACAGGATTCCCATGCTGGTACGTTCTATTAGTAGTGCTGTAAAACAGCCGACCCAGAAACGTCTTACAGCCACACACATAGTCCATGTCGCTGTATTCTGACCACGCGCTGTATTTCAGTTTTGTGTTAAAGCTAAAGACGAAGACACGTCCAACTGGCGTGAACAGAAGCACATCGTGAGATAATGCATCCTGTACCATCCAGCAGTCTTTAAGTTGTTGTTCGTCGTCTAGAATACCGATTGTCTTACGATACTCAGGCTCGATTCGATCACTAAGCGTCTGCGTTTCCAGCGTACCCGACACACTAAGCAGGTTCCGTCGCGCGCTGTAGACACCCCCCAGACCAGCGAACAGAAGGTCGTTTTCCACTGCAACGATACATCTATGTCCGAGTAACCCGAACGTCGGCATCGTGTCAGGGAAGAACGGTTCATGGACACCGGAAGCATTGTACGTCCCCAGCTTCACGATCACAGTCTGATCCTGAAAGAAGATTAGTAGATTTGCACGAAACCCCGCAATTCCTCTGATTTCGACGGCGCCCTGCGGAGCAAATGCGCCGACGTCAACAGTGATCGAGTCATTTGGTGCATCATCAAAAGGAAATGTTCCAGCTGTTCCAACTGATGATATGTAGATGAGCGTTGGCTGAGCCGGAATACCTCCGACACAATGGTAGTTCGAGACAACGCATCCGTACTTGCCGATTGGGACATTGACGTTACTCCCTGACGCTAGGTCTTGCAGGTACGTCGCGACTAACTCACGGTCGATTGTGATAGGCTTGTCGATCCCATTATGGATAATCAGCTCATTCTTATACGAAACGAAGTCCACTACCGTTAGACCATCAGACCATCCTGTAGCTGGAGGTTCGCCCTCTCCTACAGGAAGTTCCGCAGCGATGGCTTGGCTCCAAATTGGCACCTTAGTACCATCGGAGTCGAGTCCAAAGATATCGCCGTTCGAGAACACATGAACGATGGTGAATGAAAAGTACTCCATATCGAGGAGCACTGCGGTATCAGGCACTACATCATTCCAGAACGCTCGAAACTGCGATCCAAACCTAATACGCTGTGTCCCTCCTGCCGTCCGCCTGAAGTTCCTTAGCTTAACAAGGTAGCTGCTCTCCATCTGCAAGTCGGTTTCAATAGCATTCCAGCCACCACCGAACCCACGTAGTGTGATGTTCTCGAGCTTGTTGGTTCTGCCAACCTTCAGCGACTGTGGAAAGACTGAGACTGTCATGGTTATGCACACCGCCAATAGTACGGAATGTTCATATCGCCATCAATTGGGATCGGGTGATTTCCTAGAGCTACCATCACATCCTTGTACTTCATCTCCATCAAGTTACGAACTATGTCCGCCGCACCAGCATTAAGATCATCTCCAGATAGTGTCATAAATGCGGTTGCGTAGACGAGCATGTCCGTATCGAGGTAAAAGATGTCTTGCCAATCGAAGTTCTGAAACGACGCTGGCAAGGGCCTTGGGTAGACTTTAGCAAGGACGTTCAAGCTACCAACGGCTGTAGCTGGATACACCTTTATCTTCTTTGTATGGTATTGAAGATCAGTGGCATTCAGGCTTGTCCAATACATCGCCTGCGTCCCTGCAGCAAGTGTATTAGGATTCAAGCGTGTCGGAGCTATGGGTAGCCGACGAGATTCTCCAGCTCTATGTACTGCGATGAAGTCCTCAAAGTCCAATACCTGATTAAACGGACCTGTGTTGGGCCTGCCTGTCGTTCCGTCGAGCGTGACAGTAAACCAGTCAAGATACTGCTGCCACGGATACTTCTTGAACATCATATTGAAGGCACGAATAGCATCAGCCTTCATTCGGTCGTCCTCATACATCTGTACGCCAGGGCCAGACACCTCACCAACAACGGTGAGTGCTTGATTAACTATCTCTCTAATGGTAGCACTCACCGCTGTTCTCCTCGCCCGTAGTTGTATGAGTCACACAACCTTAGAAAGCTGCGTGCCTAATCCCGACGAGTCCACCGTTGCCGGCAGTATTCACACTGTTGTCGCCGATCATGCTCAACTCGTAGATGTTGGTCCCGTTTGGTGCTGTAGTCGGAGTATACAGCCCTCGAGGATCGCCAGTCACACCAGTCTGCGGATCAGTCAACACCGCAGCTACAGAGTTGGTGTTGATCTGTGCAAAGGTCATAATTGTCGCGCCTTCCTTCGCAGTCGCAATCTGACCCTTCCACGGGAGGCCCAACGATACACCAGTGCTGATCGAGTTCGTGATCGCGTTGGTAGCGGCCACGTTCACCCGCGTGCCGAGAATCCACCCGAATGCCTTAAGGCCAACGAGGGGAGTAGCCGCTGCCGCCGAGCCTGTGAAACGCTCGAACATAGGCTGACCGAGATAATCGTAGCCAACCACGTCCGTAACGTTTGCGTTGCCAGGAACACCTGATGGCGTGACCGCGATGGTCCTGCCATAGCGTGCATCCAGCTTGATTGGCGTGGCTAGATACGTGATTGGACCAACCGCACCCTGAGCGCTGATGAGTGTGGCCAAAGCACCAGCAGTTGCCGGAGCACCGAGGACATGGCGCATAGGAGCAAACGCCACACCCGCAGCTGAGTATTGCATAGCGGGAACATAGCAGTTCACGCCGACGGCGAAAGCTTGTCTATCCTGTAGCATTATGCTGCCTCCTCAGGCTCGATTTGCTCAGGCATCAGCACCGGACCCGTCTTGGCCGTTGCCAACCTGATTACTTGCTTCTCCATAGTCTCCATTGCCCCACGCCGCACGCCTTCATCCTGGGACAAAAGCATCCGACCAATAGGGCTGTTAGGGTCGTTAAGGCCCTGTAGGTTAACGATCGGTGGTTGCCCTTCCAGACCATAGTGCCGCAGAGCCTCCTTGTCTTTGAGCCTGATAACGTGTCCTCGAGGGAAATAGACGAGATAACCTGCCGGCTCCTCGACCATCTTCGTCTTGAGGCCATCCTTCTTGGTCCACGTAGTGACCGGCCGCTTTACGGTGCCGACGGTCTCACTGAGATCGACGACAACGTATGCCAGTCGTGCGCCTTGTGATCCTACTGATAGCATTGTATGACTCATACATCAGTTGGTCAGGTACGCATGGGTGCGGTACTGCCGCCAGGAGCAAAGCTGCCCCTCCCACACGACTCGACGGCCGGAGGCATCTGTGTCCCAAGGAGCGACGAGCTGCTTGATCTTCATGTTGACGCCACGGAGAACATGGAGAGTGAGGTACTCTTCGTTGACGAAGTAGGCAACGTTCGCAGGAAGCTTCTCGTCGAACAGAAGCGGGATACCATTGTGAGTAGTACCTACGATTCCGAGGTTGATGAGCTTCTTGCCAGTTCCGGTTTCGCCGAGCTGGATGGTCGTCTTGTCTCTCGCAGCAGCTTTGTGCATGCGGTAGATGTTTCTTCCTGCGAAGATAACGGTGGGCTTCGGACTTGCCTGCCCATCGCTCGATCGATTGAGATCAAGTTCGATGATGTCATCGAATGCCTCTTCGATGTTCTCCGGAGTCAGTGTCCCGGCAAAGTTGTACGACGACGAACGCCATTGAGGTTCAGCTGCGAGCGAGATTCCCCCGACTGATCCAGTAGTCGGGTCGGCAGGGATAAGATTCCCGAGTCCGTTCGGATCAGTCCCAGTGCCGATGCTGGTGTGGTAAGTAGCAAACTGTCGGGAAATGGATTCGTCCAACGCCATGATCTTGCCTTTGAGAATCTTGAAGATTGCGGCGCGGCCTTGGTTCTCATCTTCTTCCTGATCCGAGATGATGAGCGAACCCACTACACGGCTCATGCTGTACGAGACGGTCGTGAACTCGTTCGTCTGGTTGACCGGCACCTGATCGTAGTACTGCATCGAGGTGACGTTTGGATTGAGGCCCACGATGATCGGGTTGGTGATCGACGGACCACCATCCTCCACAATGACCCTCTTCTTAGCATGTAGGTAGGCGCTGACTGTGCCAGAAATCGCCGAAGCCATAATGAGCTTCGCCCGACTCCGCGTCAGCATTGCATTGATCACGGTATCAAGGGCAGGCATGTCTAAGTCTCCTTGTATGAGTCAAACAACTACCGTACGAAACCCGCTTTGGATAGTGCATCCTTCACGATGGCATCATACGAGTCCGTTACGGGTGCAAGATCAGGACCGGCGCCATTGACAGGCACACCGCGACCTTGCGGGAGACTTCGCCGAGGCGAGTTCTGATTACGCCGCGATTGCGGGTTCCGTTCGAAGTGTAACTGTATTCTGGCCCAGACTTCACCAAGCGACATTCCTGGGAACTGCTTGATCGTCTGAGTAAACACCGGAAGGTATTGCTTGGCCTCCGGGTTCTGATTAAAAAATCCGTCTACTTCACCTTGTATCTCGCCGAGTCGCTGCTGGTTCTGCTGCTGTGCTGCTGCCGCACGCCTCTCCGCTTCAGTACGCTCCCTGAGCGGGTTCACCGCAGACCCAATCTCCTGCTTAATCATGTTAACAAGAGCTTGGGGATCGACACCTCCTTGAAGACCTAATTCAGCTATATTTATACCATTTGTTGCGGCTCTTGTCAAGATGTTTTTTATGGCATCCCGAGGATTGTCGCGAAGCTCCTTGTATAGTCGGAGTGCTGTGAGATGTTCACCCTCTTCCAATCCGAATTGCTTTACCGCACCCATTTGAGCACGAGCAGTCTCGAGTTCCCGATGTAAATTCTGACCTATCTCCACAGCCTTCCGCAGACGCCCCGTAACGTCCTGAATTTGGCCCTGGAGAGTTTGGGCTTGGCCTTTCGTCTTGTGTAAGTCCTGATAGAGACGAGCTTCCTTTCCCGATCGAGCAACGATCTGGCCATACTCGTTGACAAGATTCCCTTTGTGGTCAGGATGGACCTCAGCCGTCGGAGGCAAACCGCTGCGCTCGGTTGTATGACTCGTACGACTTTCTTGTTCCTCATTACCCGAACCTCCACGGTCCTCGTTTCCAGAACCAAGGCCAAGGTCTTCGTTCCCACTCCCACCGTCATCATCGGTAATACCCAAGTCCTCTCGGGTGAGTCCGAGGTTCGAGAATACGGTGTCCTCTGCCGCTTGATTCGACAGGTTCTTTTCGTCCGGTGGCATTAGCGTGCTCCTGTTTGACTACCGATGAAGCTTAAGATGTCTTGTGGTGTAGCTCCCGCATTACTCATCTGTACTACTTGCGCCTTCTGCCGGTCAGGAAGCTTCTGTGCCCGAGCCATCAACTCCTGTGGATCAGCCCCTACTGCGGCCGGTCGTCCTGGCTGTCCTTGAGCTGCTCCAGGCGGTCCCCCAGAAGGCGGGCCAGCTTCTCCAGGTGCTGCACCTCCTGCTGGAGCACCCTTCTGCATTGATGCATTGATCTCCGCAGTAAGCGACTCCCAATCCTCCGGCTTAATCGCAACTTCAGTGAATGCTTTTTGTAGTACTCCAAGCATAATCTTTGTAACCGATCCTGGCGCAGCACGGGCAAATTGTCCAACAGCCTGAGCGACCTCGATTGCCTCCTTCTTCTTGAAGATACTGTTGGGCTTCTCCATACTTCCCGCCACGACATTTACGCTGTACTTTCTAGTGAACTCTTCGACAGACATCTGCTGCCATGCTTGAGCCAAATCTTCGCCGACCAGACTTGCAACCTCTTCAGTGCTCATGTTCTGTACGCACAACTCAGCCAGAGACAGCGCGAGATCAGCAACTGTGTCTTCGATCACATCGACTTTCGCACCCACGCTGAGACGCATACTCTCCTGATACGACTGAACACTCGCCACGTTAGTATTGGTCTTGAACTGAACTCCACGAAGCGCATCGCTCGTATTTGTGATCCTGTTGATTGAATCGAATATTTTAGGCTTGTCGAACAGCATCTCATATTGCAGCGACGGAGGCGCAAAAGACTGGATCATCTCTTGAATCTTCCCTCCATCTCCAGCCTTGACACCGAGAACGTGCTTGCCTCCTGCCGTCTCACCTCTAATGCCTTGTATGAACTTCTCTGCCTCGTCCGCAGTAATCACGTCAGAATTGAAGTAGAAGTAATCGAACACAGATCGTCGAATCCTTGCCATCTGACGATTGATGTCATTCACCTCGTCTTGCTGATCGAGGATATAAGCAGCTTCACCGACACCAACCGTTCCACCTGTGTTCATCGTCAGACTGACGACGAAGTATGGGAAGAACCTCGATATACCTAACGGATCATCCCAGACCCACAGCGGCCAGGTCCAATCGTCACAATGGAACAGCAACACGCGCCGAAGATGCTTATCCCAAAGGAGCTTACATTCAGTGTAGTACATATCAATGTAACTACGACGTCCTTCTTCTTCAAAGCTTGTAGGAACCTCCCCAGGACCGTCAAGCGCCTTCAAGACCATGCCCAAACCATCATCACGAGAGCCAGACAGCGCCCCTTCGGAGAAGACAGCCTTGTGCGTAGGCTTATAGATTAAGTTCCTAATAGGGTTCTTCTCTCCCTCATTCTCCTTGAACGTATATTTCTCGACCAGTCCTGCCGTCGGAAAGTAGACAGTCTCACACATCCATCCGGCATCGGCACCATCAGGCTGTTCTGCATATGGATCAATAACGAGGTTGTGTGGAAGCACATTCGCCAAGCTAGGACCGCTAGGCTTAAGTATCTCCATTGTCGTCTCGAGACTCTGTATCTGTCCGTACAGACTATCAACGCTCTCCTGATCTTTCGCAGTAATCAAATCCGCAGAGATTCGCTGCATCTCCTGCGCCGCAAGCTCAATCGAATCATCCTTCTTGGTCCAGTCGAGCTTCAGCACACCAAAGTTCGTTAATAAGGCCGCACCAGCAGCTTTCTTGATCTTAGGTTTCGCATTCAGCAGATTTTTCCGCTGGAAGATCGCGTTGAGAAGACCCTCGAGGCACACAGTAAAGGGTTCATCTGCTTTGTCATTCGTGCTGCACGTTACATCAGGATCGCGGCTGTAGATGGCCGGAAGCATGATATTCAGGTTGCTGAATATGATGTTCTCCGTGGAGTCACCCCTACGGAAAACACCACGCGGCGTCTGCATGGTCTTACCATGCGAGTGGTTGTAATACTTGTAAATCTCTTCCCAGCTATTCCTAATCTCTTCGTACGCAGTGAGTGCCGCATCGTACTTGTTCTTCCAGTACTTACCAACCTGCTTGCTAATAATGATCTTACTTCCCTCGTACTGCTGGTACAAGGGTTGCGGTATCGGTGGAGTCTTCTCTTGAGTGCCAGCGTCAGGATCGAACAGATCAGTCTGATCGTTTCCATCGTCGCCGTACTCTGGATAGGTCATGGCCATTTGTATGACTCACACATCTAGCATTCAGGAGGGTTCCAAGCAAAGGCAAGTTTCCGCGCTCGATTATGAGCGTTTACCGCATTGACTGTTCCGACCTGCGCTCGCTTAGGTTGCTGCTGGTCAGGGTCTCTTTGCCAAACTTCAAACAGACGTGCCATCGCCTCCACCAATCCTCTGTCAACCCCGTCAAAGACTAGCTGCCTTACACGCTCACGTTCCGTAGGATTTACACAGTCAAACAGAGGCTTACGCACGTCATCAAGCGCGAACGGTACTGACTTCTCCGCTGCCAACATGAAGGCGAAAGGCTCTTGCGACACATCCTCAGGCTCCTCAAGAAAGTATAGCAGAGTTAGAGTGAAGACCACAGTGAGAGTAGCTACCGCCATGCTTGTTGCGATCATGCGTCATCTATCGCAGTTATCACTGCGTCCCTTTTATCCACAGCCTTTTTCACGTTGTCGATAAACGTATTGACACCTATCTGCTCGCGGATCACAGCGATAAGCTGGTCGCCCACATACGCCTTGAAAAGTTCGTCTACAGCGTCCTCTGCTAGGTTCTGCCATGTAGCCACTTTAGTCTCCCTCGTATGGGTACGTCACTTCCACTTCGTCGTCAGTAGTAAGACCAAGGTCGTCCATTAGACTAGGTGATAGATCAGCTACTCGTCCCGTGTTTGAGTTTGGTCCCCAATCGGCAGGGAACGCCTTCATTCCAAGCCCTGTAGAGGTCGAGCGTACCCACGCCATTTGGTCGCCTTTTAGCATCTCTTTCGAAGTCACATCATAGTCCCAACGACAGGCCACATAATGCACCCAAGGATTGAGCCGACGAGCCAGGCCAGTGGTTCCAGATGGCTGGAACGGGAGAAACAGTTGCGGCGCCTCGTCAACCTCAAAGATGAACGCCAAACCTTCACTTGGAGACACACCAGTATCATCCGGCCCCCCAAAGTATGAGCATTTACCCTCTGCTGAGAACAACACATCGCTTGTCGGCGGTGGAGTCGGTCCTGGTACTGTGCCCTGCCCCGCGATTCCCGAAGCTATTGCAGCACAAATGTCATTGAACCGATCGTTATAGATATTCACGTCCCCCTTCGAGTTCACAAAGCAGACCTCGATTAGTGTCGCCACCTCTGCGGTATTATTTAGAAACGCCAAATTGTTCGTCTGCTTAACACCACGGTTCTTGAATGGTACGGCTGAACATACGTTGTCACAGATTTGCTTCGAGATTGTCTTTCCATTGCTCGTCTTATACCATACCTCATGCCCCACTGGATTACTCGTCCAGTTACTACCATCGAAATCGGCAGAATTAAAATGCACACTGACATCAAAATCATGAGCGCCCTGAGCATTGTGAAACTGCACAATTCGATTGAGGTTCTCTGACTGATCGTCGCTTACGTCATCGTGATAGGTGGTAACCTGTACACCCATCTTGGTTAGCTCTTTTGCAGCCTGATCTACCACCCGACGAGCCTCATTTACCTCATCCAAGCCCCAAGGCGACGGTCCAGAGGCTCCGCGAATATACTTCCCATGACCAGACGACATGACGATTTTCATGACACGATCCTTGTATGAGTCATACAATTGTTAGTGTATTCTCCCAGTCGCACGCTTGTAGTCATCCATATTCATCTCGTTCCAGAATTTCCAGCGAGGCGGTAACGCATCCTCTGGTACGACGATTTCGCTCGGATCAGGAAGCTTACTGAGCATATACTTAACCGTATTCATCGCATGGTCGTGTGAGTCTACCGGCTCGTCGATGTTTCGTCCCTGCGAGTCCCGTTTCCAGTAGTAACTCATCACTTCGTCTTGGAACCACGGTAATTCTGCAGCGACGTAGAGCAATGGTCCTGGGCGATCATGAGTTGTAAGATGCGGAGTCTTATGGGTTCCGGCAATATACGAGTTGACTTTAGCAATGCCAGATAGGACATCACTACTACCAGCTCGAAGATTAAGCCCGCCATCTTTAAGAATACGCGCAATGGTCGTGTTCCTTACCGCTTGACCAGCAACGACGATCCTTCGGAAGATGGCAGGGTCGGCAACAAGTGGCTCATTGAAGAACAGTAGACCACTGTAGCGTCCTCTAATCTCCCTGATTGTGTTTGCGTGTTGCATAACATCGTAATTTGGTTGGTAGAAGCCATCCAGTAGACAAACCCTACCATAGTCATCAACAAAACCCAGAATGTAACAAGTTGGAGTAACAATGCCGAAATCATACCCCTCAATAGCCTTGATCCTGACGTGCTTCTGTCTACAGGCGAAGAGATGGTCAAGCATAGCCTCCCGCTTTACAACATGCTTGGCAGTATCGAACTCAGGATGAACAAGCCCCTCAAAGGCTGCCCACTTACCGAGCAGATACCGATCTCGCATCTGGCCTTTGTACGTCGTCTCAAGCGTTCGAATGAAGTCCGGCTTCAGATTTGCCTTATTCGCATATGTGTCTGACTCACACAACTCCACAATTGGCATATGACTGTCTTCGTCCACTAGTAACTTATCGCTAAATATCTTCCTCTCTTTCCAATCAAGGTATGGCTTGATAAGTTCATGATACGCCCAATTCTGACTTGGGTTAAGTGTCATCATAAGCCATCGCGGGCCGTCGCTCGGCATAGTTTCGTCTTCTGCACCTTCTTCGACACGATAAGGCGTATCACCACGTAAACGGCCGAGAAGGTCCAGAAAATCTTTGTGCGTAATCCCAGGATCGTCAATTTGGTCCAGACCAATAAAGTCATACGTAGCACTGAGCAAATTGCTTGTCGTCGTGCCATCTTCATTCACACTCTTCCCACGCTGTGCAATGTACCGGAAATGCACAGCACTACCGTTGACCAGGTACGCACTATTGTCATCTTGCGTCGGCATCTTCTTGACCCAATGACGTGGACACCACTTGAAGAACTCCTTCCTCAGCGTGTCGTTGAGTTTCGGGTAAGTCTCCCGACCAAGCAAACCCGTACACCCAGGATAGAACTTCGCCAAGTGTAAGGCTTTGATCACAAGCCCAGTCGTCTTCCCATTCGCAAACCCACCCCCAAAAATCTGTACCTTCGCGCGGCTCTGCTGGAAAGCATGCTGCGCCGATCCCTCTTCTAGACGGTAGTTGGGCATGTCTCACCGTGCTAACACTGAGCGAATGAAAGCGTCCGGATCAGGCCGTCGATCTTCGATGTTCTCCGATTCCGGAGCATTCGCGAGAAACGCTTCCACACCAGCAGGATTGACCCAGTTAAAGTTAGGAAAGCCTTCTCGGCCGTTGATTGACGCAATATACCGATCCATAGAAGCCTGATCCGGTAAACCTAGCTCTAGATCAGTTGGGAATCGAGCAGCAACTTGCTCATTCGGTGTGGCTTGTTGCTCAAGGAGCTGAGCAATCAAGTCTTGCGTATGTGAGCGTCTAGCCATTTGTATGACTCATACAACTATCTGACAGGGCTTCCGAAGACGTGAAGGCCGAGAAGACCGATGAGGATGAATAGAACCAGCCAACCGCCAAACGGTCCCCACGGACCAACGCGATCCCTGTACCAAGGGCCTATGCCGAGAAGGCCAAAGACTCCAAAGATCACGTAGATCAACCAGAACCAAATGTTCGCGCCCATCATTTCCTCCTAGGAGGCTTGTTGCTCAGACCAGCTTCAGACAACGCGATTGCGATTGCCTGCTGCCGATCTGTCACCTGTGGACCCTTCTTCGATCCGCTGTGCAAAGCGCCATGCTTATACTTGTGCATAACATCCTTGACAGTTTCTTTACCTTTCCCCTTGGGCATGGCTACGATCCTGCCGACACCGATACACTCGAATCGCCGCCGCTATGTGGAATGGTCCCATGAATCTGTCCCCACTGACCAGCAACAAGCGAGAGGCCCATATACCGCTGACCGGTATCAAGCGCCATCACCACCTCGCCTGGATACAGTGGCGTCAACGCAATCACTGCCGCACCAGTCGCCGCTGTTCGATTGTTCGAACAGAACTTCTGATCTATCGGATAACCAGGAATGCCAAGATTCGCTACGATTGCCATTGTATTCTCCTATCGACCTATTCCGATGTCTATCGCGAACCGATCTAGACCACCGATCCAAGGATTGCCATTGTAAACACCATTTTTTGGCGGACCATAGCCACCAATCGTCAATGTTCCTGGCAGTTGATTGACTACCTCACTTCCAACAGTTGAACTGCTATCCACATCACCATCAAGAGCCAGATTCAACATGTTGACTGTTCTACGAAACGAAAACTGGTGCCATCCTGTATTGACCGTATCTGTATAGGGCATCTGACTCTTCAAAACGTGTTGTCCTGCAACAGCCGTCGGGTCAAATCTATCAACAATGAAGTCCCCTATACGATCCAGAATGCTTACGTTGAACCTATCTACGATGTTATGATCAAATATGATTCGCGTATTCAGTCCAGCCTCAATCAAGCCTGTTTCATCACGATCAATCCAAAAAACGTAGTCAGTAACAGCCTCATCAGTCTTTGCAACAAGAGTTCGACGAGTCCCTAACGGAAAATCGCAGAGAAACCATCCTCTGATCGAGAAATCAGTGTCCCTAATAAACGCAAGGCTCTCATCAGGCGCTGTGATCACAGTTTTTCCATCTAAGTACAGCGCACCACTATAAAATTTCTCCCCCACGTTCGTAATATGACCCAAACCACTCCGCTGAGTCCACTTTCGAGGCATCTTTGACGCATTCGTATCGACATACGTTGTTGACCCTTCAATTCCGTCGAACTCAAGCAGAACTTTGGTGTAACTGTCATTCACGGGGGGAGGAACAGGAGGAATCCCAGGACCAGGAGCACCCGACGCATAACCCCAACCACCCACGACTGGTGCAACTCCCTGATATTTGATGCGTGTATCAAGAGCGATTGCCACTTCGTGCTCGTAGTTCGGCTGTGAGTTGAATAGCTCGACCGTAGTCGCAAATATCCTGCTAGGCGAGGTCCAGTCCAGATTCTGTACTTGGCCGAGGTAGGACATGTATGACTCATACAACTTTTAGAGATATTCTGTGATGATTACCACACCAGGGGCACCTGCGCCACCTGCTCTCTGCACGTTTGCATCGTAGCAGAAGGCACCAGACCCACCACCACCGTAGGCTTGTCCAGCTCCACCGACCACACTGTTACTGCTAGTCCATGCAGGTGCATTGCCTCCTCCACCGAACACACTCGATCCACCTGGGCCAGCATTCATACTGTATGTCGTCGTGTTCGATCCACCATTCTGTCCTGGATTTCCAGCCGCCATGATGTCTCCAATGGCACTAGATAGATTAGCTCCGTTACCAGCAGAACCTGCACTAGGAGCACCCACCCCACCAAATCCGCCATTAGAAGAGCAAATTCCAGTTAGTGCTGTAACTCCTCCATTACCACCATTACCACCCGCAGCCGTACCAGCCACACCACCAGCACCTACTGTGCCGGTTTTACTCACGCCGATTATGTTTGCGAGGACCGTTTTCCTCGAGTAGCCTCCTGAACCACCACCACCAGCACCCATAACAATGCCAGAAATTCCAGGACCAGTTCCTCCACCTCCACCACCTCCACCTACGCATTCAATCACGCAGTACTTCATTCCGGCTATGGGAGTATATGTAAACGCCCCCGCAACTGAGAACACCTGAACGTTAACGCTGAGAATCGCACTGGTACTACCAACTACTTCCCATACGTTCTGAGCGGAGAACTTGTACGTTACGCCATTGAAGACGTAAAGCTGCCCTAGCGTTGCGGGAAATGGAAAATCAATAGCCATTAGAAATACTCCGTAATAACTACAAAGCCAGGAGCACCTGCACCACCTGCACGTGAAGTAGAAGTGTTATCCCCCCACGCACCACTACCTCCAGAGCCATAGTTCGTTCCTGGCGAACCAACAACAGAGGTTCCCGCGGCCCATCCAGGAGCCAGACCACCACCACCGAAAAAACTAGCGCCGCCGTTACCTGCTAGACTCGCATAGTTATTAATGGTTGAGTCTCCATGACCCCCAGGACATCCTGCCGCCATAATATCACCAGTGCCAGTAGTGGCACCGGCCCCACCTCGATACGTAGCTGCGGTGTGCCCCGGCGCCCCACTGCCACCGTTGGCAATGCAGATGGCTCCTACGCTAGTAGGGCCTCCATTACCGCCATTGGTACCAGCAGCACTACCACCAGCTCCAGCTGCTCCTATCGCGACGGCTTGACTCAGGCCAATCACCGCAGCAGCAACAGTTTTACGCGAGTAGCCACCAGCACCACCTCCACCCGCACCAGCAGAAGAACCTGTAGAGTCTGGAGCACCTCCACCGCCACCACCGCCACCAACGCATTCGATCTGACAATACTTCATACCAACAGACGGCGTATACGTTCCAGAAGCAGTAAACGTCTGAACATTAATACCAGCAAATCCACTCGCCGCAGGAGGCGAAACAGTCGGAGCTGACTGCATCCACTGCGAACTATTCCCGTCATTAATGTAAGTTGCTTCTACACCAGTATCAGTATTGTACCAGCGATCACCAGCAACAGGAGCAACAGGAGCTGTAGCTGAAGATGTAAACGTACCACCACCACCTCCGCCTGTTGCATTCAACGTCGTGCCAGACATCGTTAGATTAGTGCCGAGTGTAATCTCCTCCATATCACCAGCACCGGCCAACGATCCACGACCGTTGAGCTTCGATGCGGCCACACTAGGCATCTTGGCATAGGTAACTGCTCGAGGACCAATCGTCCACGTGATCCCGCCAGTAACGATAATGTCGCCATATGTAGCATTAACTAACGAGAACAACGCATTCTTGCCATGAGTCGCGTTAACGTTCTCTGTCACAACACTCAACGGAGCGGACGCTCGAAGCTTAAACGTTGCCGCACCTACCGCAGACGCCGGAGCCGAACCATCAGTGATGACTTGGTATGCGTCAGCAAGACCTGAGCCGCCTCCACCACCCGGAGGAGTCGCCCACGTTTGATCCGCACGCAAAAACTGAACCGTCCCCCCACCAGAAGGAGGAACGACACCCTTTACAGTATCCGTGAATATTGGGAGAAGCGTATTTACCTGTGCCCCTGTGCCTTCCTCAATAGGACCAGCACCACCACTAAAGCGACCAAGCACACGAGCAGTCGCAGAAACGTTCTGAATTTTCGTATACGTAACAGCGAGAGGATCAATCGTCCAGACCGTTCCACCCACCGATACAGTGATGTCCCCTTTATCCCCATCGGCTACGCCACCAAGGAGACTTCCATTAACATAGAACCCAGTGGAGTTGATCGTCCCAGGCCCCATAGGCCCACCAGTCGCAGAACCAACAATAGCACCATTCACAGGATCGACAGCGAACTGCGACACACCTGCCGTATCCACACGCAAAAGTCGCGAGCCAACTGCACTCGCAACATTGTTGACGTTAACTTTGATGCCGTTGAAAACGACACCGCCAGCGTTCCAAGTATCCTGGAGATCATAAATGACTGAGGGCATTTGTATGACTCATACATCTGAAGGTGCAGAAAGCCGTGGATGTACTTCCTGCACCCCTCAGCGGTTGAACTGATCGGGAGGAACCCAACCGCTAAGACTTTGGTTTAGCGGCCTCAGCTGCCTCCTTCTCAGCCTCAGCATTCGCTGCGATCTTCTCGTCTTGCAGCAGCCTCATATCATCATGAGCCGACTGAATCTCTTCAGGCGTCGGCGGCAGAGGCGCAGCTTCTGGCTCACCTTCCACGCCCTCTACTGCCATATCACCAAACTGTTTCGACTTACCCATCTTCATCTCCTTTGGCTTCGTTACAGGCTCGAGTTCCTCAAGCTCAGGATCGGTATAGTCACTAACGTCACTCACCTCAGCCTCCCGTTGTGTGACTCACACACCTTCGATCCGCACGTCCTGATCTTTCCCGATGATCACGATTCGCAGATCATTTTTAGCCACAGACGCAGCCACATTCGACTTGTCGCCGTACCCTCCCGCATTCATTAGGTACGTGCTACCCCTCAGTCGATTCCGTTCCTCCTTTCCATTTAGTGCGATGTTAGCAATTTCAGTTAACGCATCATGACTGTACGCTGCGATCCTGGCATTAATCATATCCGAGTTGATGTTGATAAACTCAGAAGTGACCGCTTCGAAGCACTCTGCATAAGCTGGGTGCGAACGCAGCTCCTTCAGTTGCTTCACTGTAATTTTGAGCGTATCAGCAATCTCGCGATCACCCAAGCCCAAGGTCGTGTACATAAATACACAGGCAATCCCATTCAGCGTAGTCGAAGGTGCTGGCAAATCCTTGATTGTCCGCTTCCTATGCGGCTTAAATTCCTTGAAATCAACCTTCGGAAGCGAGGTATCGACCCCTCCGTTAACCCGATCTGGCGGCACAATAGTACCGTCCGGATTCACGTAAGGATCGCCCCACTTAGCAAGTGGCCGTGGTAGAAGTCTAGGTGCCATTGTATGACTCACACAAGGTGGGCAGCTGCCCACTACCTAGTTCCGAGTGGATTGCGATCCAGATTCGCAGGTGGAGTCGCTCCGAACGTGGTTCGGTTCGTCATCGTGAGAAGGTCATCGTCGATTTCTGTCTTATCAGCCGCAGTCGTCACACGGTTAATAACAGCAACCTGAACGACTTGACGCACACCACCAAGCTCTTGACTCGCAGCAATCACTGGCACAATCTTCGAAGCTAGAGCGCCAGGAGCAACACCGTTAAGCGTCTCGACCAGCTCCTTAAACGAAAGCAGCCGACTTCCACCGAGCCACTGAGCAACCAACCGCCTATTAGCACTCCTCGCCCCAGGAATAGGAACAAGAGTCCCCACTCCATTCGCCGGCCAGAAACCACCAAGCACAGTAGCCGAATAGGTTTTAGACGTCGGCATGACGTTATCCTTTCAGGTTTTGTATGAGTCACACAGCCCGAAGCTGCGGTTCAAAGGAGGACGACCGAGGGAGAGGCTGCCTAAATCCAAATCCCTCGGCCGTTTAGTTGTGGGTTGGACGGAGCAAGTCGAGATAAGCCCACGATCATAAGTATAGCATGGCTGGTATTTTATGTCAATAATTATTTTTGAGTGATATGTTTTTGCTATATATAGTTATTTTTGTTTGAGTCATACAACTAGGGTGCCTTAAAATAGTACTTGACATAGTTATTTTTATGTGCTATTATAAGTACATGGAGCCAGGGGGAACCCCCTGGTTCGGGTGGGGCGCCGCGAGGCGACGTAGGTGTGCGGAGCACACATAGGACGGCGAGCACATATTATCCCGGACTCTAACCCCCTCACATCCTATAGCCCCATATGGGGGCGTCTCGAGACCGATCCAAAAACTTGTTTGACTCACACAACCACGAGGCTGCCATGAAACTACCTCAAAAACATCACTATGGTAAACTCAGGTGCTTTAAAGTCCTCCACACAACTGAAAAGTCAGTCAAATGCGTAACCGAGTATGGAGAACTCTGGTTCCCAAGGAACTACATAAAAATCAGGAACAGAACAATATTTCTGCCGCTCTGGCTTGTAGGAAAAATACTCAAAAATAGTTCTTGACACGATCTCTTACAAGTGCTATACTATATATACTGAGACGCAAAAGAGTCGTTTGGCTGGCACCTCTGGCGGCTCTGCTCCCTCTCAGTTAGCGCTCCTCGCCCGATGCAGGAGACTCGCCCCCCGTGATCCAGTGACGCCTGGGTCCGGGGGGGATTCATTTGTGGGTGCACGTCCGGAGGCACAGGGCCGTTAAGTCGGCGTCCGGATAACTGGTGGTAGGGATCAGCACGAATTGACGTGCTTCAAACTGTGGGGGTGACTGTAAGCACCCGATCCCTATCATTCCCACTTCATGGGGTGCGGTTAAAGGTGACAACCGGAGGAACCTTCGAGTGGGTGCAAGGCCCACACTCTCCCAAAACCTCCCTCTCCGTCCGGGTCGGCAACTTCCATCCTCGCGCCGCAGGCACGGAAGTTCCCTATTATCCATGGGATGCGAGTCTCAGGTTGTAGGATTTCGTTCAAAGTTGTATGAGTCATACAGCATTGCATACAATTCCACAACCACAAGGCCACAATGGTGCACCTCGCTTCGCTCGCCCCCAGCCATGTCAACCCTACCAATGTACCTTTTTGGTCGAAGGGGGGAGTAAGGGGGTACCTATGCACGGATGCATGGCTACGGAAGGTAGGTGCATGCGTTACGAGGACATAGAGGGGTAGTCACGCGCGTGCCAAGAGGGCGG